CCAGACGTTCATAAATAGGCGTTGGCTTCGGCTAGTGTGACGTATGACATGGAACATTAATTATAATATAAATTGAACCTTGCAACAATTATTATTGTGCTGTTGCTGGGTCTTTATCTTGATCATCTCCAGTATTTCATTCTGATTGATCTTTTCAGTCGTCGCTTTCTTGACTTTCAGCAAGAGCTTTTTCATATTCAGCTTGCAATTCCTCAACGGTTTTACCTTGAGCTTTTGCGTTTGTTAATTTTTCAATTTCTGCCACTAATTCTTTTTTAGTAAGTGGTTTAGGTTCTGTAGTTTGTGCCGCTTCTTTTTTCGCTCTTTCAGCAAGAGCTTTTTTAACATCCTCTGCGTCATATTCTCCATTGGTAGTTTCGAGAATATCAGACACTCTCAAGAATCAGTAATAACCATAAAATCAAAGTTGATCAGGCAACACCTTAATAATTTCTCATCTTTTAACTTCTCTTTTGTCTTGACCTACACGGATCAAAATATCAGACGTACAAACAATATCAATCATTGGTAATAATATAGTAATAAATACTTTAATTGAACCACCCACCGAAAAGAGTGGGAAAACGGCGGATGGTTTAATTAAAGGGACGACCGAGGCCGTCCAAATAATTATACAGTTGCGTTATATCATAATACAACATTACCTGGTTTAACCTTAATTGCATATCTAGTATGAGCAATAAATCTAAATTGATCAGTAACTGGTAGATATTCAGTAAAGATTTCCAATTGTCTTTTGAATCCATGGATCAATTCATCCTTGTATACCAAAAGTAAACGTCATTTTGTATTATTGGCAGGAGTTACGGCATCAATCTTACCATTAACATCTGATAGGTCAATCAATGATGCTGGTAAAACTTCAATACCATCAATAGCTGAGATGGTACCGTTTACAACTGTTGCTCTACCTCCAAACTTTTCTACAGTTTCAGCTTGTCCAAGTCCAAGGAGTGCAAAGTAAACACCAGTATCAACGATAAGCAATAGCTTAGATGGGTTGAGTCATTTCTTACCAAGTGCTTTTCTCATAGTTCTAATATCTGCAAGATCGAGCGCACCAATATTTACAAGTTTATTTTCTGTAAATGCTGATTTGATCAAACCGTCAGCGTGTAAAAAGTATGATTTAGCGGTTGGAACTACACCAACAGTATTGATATTTGCATTGGTTGTTACAATATCAGAATTATACCAAACTTTGTCTAGTAAATCACTAAATGCCAAACTAAACTTGTCAACAAGGTAGTTGTTGATATTGAGGATTGAATCTTCGTCAAGTTCTCATGAAATATAAGCAAGTGCTGAATATTTCTTAGCAGTCAATGTAATAGCTCCACTAGATGGAGTAGATAAACCAGTATCAACACCTGGTACGTCTGTATTTTCAGATGTAGCAGTAAATGTTGGGTCGCTTCATTCTACAGGGATTGTATATGTAGCTGTTGGCATAATGATAGGATTACCCAACTTAGATACAAAAGTATCCATATCTCTAACAGTAGAGATAATTTGGCTTGACATGTCATTAGGTTTGACGTATTCTGCACCTTTACCAGCTGTAACTGTAGACATAGATTCATTTGCTCTCGTCTCGAGATTTTCGTCAGCTGTTGTGCTAGCTTCGATATTTGCTTGGAGTCTTGCAAGTGTTGCTTGTCTCTGTTGCATTAATTGCTGTTGTGTCATTGTTTTAAACAAAATGGATTAAATGATTTGCATTGATTATCCAATCACTTTGTTTTTTGCTTCCATCAATTGAGATTTCAGGCTATAATCTTTTTTCTCTTCGGATCCGCTATATGTAACAAGTCCACGTTTTGCAGGTATATTGTTCAACTTATCTGTAAGCTGTATATTTTTCGCTTTAAGATTCGTTATTGCAATATCTTGTTTACTAGCCACATCCTCGAGCTGTGCAATGTATGCTCTTAATTCCTCGATTGATTCCTCTTTTTCAACGCTGGCCGTTGTTTCATTCTGTGGGTTTTCGTCGCCTGTGGCGTACGCAGTTTCAGCGGTTGTTATTTCAACGTCCTCCCCAACTTCATCTCAATTATTATTATTATTTTCTTGAGTTGCAACTGATTTATTTTCCTCTACGGTTTCCGCTTCACTTTCCACCTCAATCGTTTCTGCCTCTGTTGCTGTCCTTTCATCGGTACCTGTTGATTCAGTTGTTACAACTTCCTCAGTCGTTTCAGCGGTTGTAGTTTCATCCGAATTTTCGGTGTTTTCTACGGTTTCGGATACGGCTACGATTTCTTGGCTTTCCTCCTCGCTTGTTGTTGTCGTTTCTTCATCCGAATCAATAGCATCTCCGTCTATACTTCTTTTGTGGAGTGCTTTTTTATCCAAGTTATCAAAAAATTTCTTTAATGATCTTGTCAAAGAGAACACCGCACCAGGATTGGCAGGGATTGAACAAACGGAAATCTCAACCAAATCAAGCTCCGTAATTTCTCTAATAATGTCGTTATAGTCCAACGCATCAACCTCTGATTGAGTGAGTTGTGATAATGGTGTACCATTTTTGGTTTTATAGATCCAAGCCTTAGGGTAAAAACCAATTGAAAACCCCTTTATTACTTCATCTTTGATTTTTTGTACTACGCCGTCAATGTCATACATGATCTCGGCTGTAATTTCCAATCATAAACTTGTAATAGAGTGGTCAACCATCAAACCAAGCTCTTTATCCATATCATGCTTTAGTAAGATAAGCGGATTTTTGAGATAGTTTGACATACCGTTACGGATAGCATCAACTGTAACGATTGAATTATAACGGTCAATTTGTGGCGTGCTTGCCATTCATGTGATTCTCAACACACCCTCGCGAGTCTCTACACTATTAAATGGCGTTTGAAAGTAGATAATTTTTTGTGGCATTTTTATGGGATAGGGTTATAAAATACGATAGTTGACCGTGCATCTACAACGCGGATTACTGTGACGTGGTGCCACATTATCTCCAGACCTAAACACGTCATTAAAATGGATTCGTCATTGTTGCTGATTATCCATACAAATCTCTGTTACTTTGTCATCGTTGACCGTTGCCCGTTCTTTTTCCGCTCTGTCTGTGGTTTGATCTAGGTGTCTTTTCAAAGTCCTATTACGTCCATTTTCATAAGCGTTACCTAACTCACGAACGGCTATTAATTGAGCCCTCGCTTGCGATAATATCCCACTTTTAACCGTTTTCCTAATATCGTCGGCAAGTTCAGTATAACTTGATCACTTATCAAGTCAAGTAATGATTATATCAGCCACTCTATCCTTGGTAGTCTTGGTAATACTCAATGTAGAATCGCCAAGCATTTCGTTTTTTTTCCACTCTACGTATTTTTTAGCTTGATCGATTACATATTGCATACCAGTTACCAATTCCAGATCTGATATAATTTTGCGTCAACCTCTTACGTAAATATTACTAACTTGGTTTATGATTTGAGGTACTAATTTTGCAAAACTCAACTCAATAGTAATACCAGTATTAAGATCTCAAGCCTCAATCTGTGAAGCCAAAAGTTTCGCCAAGTCCTCAAATCATTTTGATATGTTCTTTACCAATCTTTTTTCCGCCTTTATGATTTCTGCGGGGATTTTCTTTTTAGGTTCAGCCATTTAATGGGTCAATAGATGATAATCACACATCACTCAATAAATCGATATTTTTACTGATTAATGGTTGGTCTGCCTCTGGGATTCATACATAAACCTCATAACCAAGCTCTTTTCTTGCCTCATTGATCGTAATCAATCAGCGGTCAATTTGTTTTACTTTAATGTCCACCTGTCATGCAAAGTCATCGATGTGATCAGAATCAAACTGTATAGTGGATTTAAATCAAAGGTTAACAAGTGCTTGATTTATCCATCATTCGATTGTTTCCTCCCATGGGATAATTGTATCCTGGATAAATATTTTATATTGGTCATTCGAGTTTGAATAGTTAACCCCGTCAGTATATGATAACAATGTTTTTGGAACGTCAAACGTCGCACATACTCTATTGGTTGTAAACTTGCGCATGATTTCAAAGTCCATGTCACTTAATGAGTCTTGGATTTTCTTTATATCCTTTACTCAACCAAGGGCCATAAGTTTGTGCTTATTTTTTGTACCTCCAAACTGTGCTCTGATTTGTTCAACTGCCAAATCTTGCTCCGAGTCGCTTAATTGTTCATCAAGTATAATTACTTGACCAGGGATTGAGCTATTTTTGAAAAAATAGTAATTACTTAAACTTGCCTCATCATCTGTTAATAATTCAGTAATTAATGATTCAACCCTAGACATACCAATCAATTCATTATCGGGGTCTAGCTCCTCGTAAAAGTGTATGATTTCATCTTTTGTAAACTCAATCATAGAACCATTGAGGGTTTGTTTATAACTCAATATGTCGCCGTATTTATCAGCTCTTACGATGATTGATCTAGGATCCAATGGCTGAAAACCTATTACATTATTTCTTTCGTTTCTCAATATGTGTATAAAAGCGTTTCAACCAATCAAAACATCTCTAACGATACGGTTTTTTAAATCTTTAAACCCTCATTTTTTAGGCCTCATTAGTTTAAGGTCATAGTTTAGAACGTTTATAACTTCCACGTCGTTATTTTTCTCGCCTTTGGTGTCTACGGTATATATTCAACCTTTACCAATGGTTTTATTT